AAATGATTTAAAATATTTGGTGCATTGTTGGCCCAATGTGAGTACCCAACCTATACTCCCTTAGGTGGTCGCGAAATCGCGCAATTTTTTGGTCGATTCTAGGCTAGGATGTCTGACAAACACGATGCACGATGTGCGTCACACGGCCCTCACACATACTGGCATTGCAGCTGCCTCCCCTTTATCGTGTCGACGTAGCCGTGGATGTGGATGGTTTGGTTCGTCACTTTGACGTGACAGTCCTTGCACAGCATGACCAGGTTGTGCAGCGTGTTCTTGTGCTGCTTGTGCCCGGGCGAGAGTTGGATGCGGTCGTGCCGGTCGGCGTCCTTCTGCGGGACGATGTGGTGCGTGTCGCTCGCCGGGCTCTCGCACACCGCGCACAGCGCGCTCGTCAGCTTGCTGTTGTAGCGCGACGTCTTGATCTTGAAGATCGATGATTGGACCGGCGCCGCGTCGGACGTGCGCAGCGTCTTGCGGATGTCCTCGGCGTGCTGCACGAAGGACGTCGGCAGGTTGAGGAACTTGCACAGCTCGATCCCGTACAGGTTGCTGCCGGTCCCCTCGCGCAGCTTGCGGTCGAACAGCAGGTTGTGGTTCGCGTCGTCGTACTCGACGTGCAGGTGCTTCACCTCGAGGTTCCGGCTCGCGCGCAGCCGCACGATCTCGCTCACCGCGGTCAGCTCGTGCAGGTGGGTCGCGAAGATGAACGTGCTGCTCCGCTCGCAGAGCCAGTGCACGCCGGCGGTGACGATGGCCATCGCCGACGTGTGCTCGGTGCCGGAGCACAGCTCGTCGCCGAGGATGAGCGACCGCCCGTCCGCGTGCTGCAGCAGCGCGTTGAGCTCGTGCATCTCGTGCGTGAAGGTCGACTGGTCGCGGAAGAGGTTGTCCTTGTTGACGATCCGCGTGAGCATCTTGCTAAAGGGCGCCAGCGTGAACGCCGAGCAGGCGACGAACATCCCCGCCTGGGCCATCAGCACCGCAATCCCGACCGACTTCATCAGGCACGACTTGCCCGCCGCGTTCACGCCGTACAGCAGCAGCCCCGACGCGGACAGCGCCACGTCGTTCGACACGTACGCGACCTGGTCGCGGACCACCTCGACGATCGGGTGCCGGATGCCGACGGCGCGCAGCGCGCTGGTCGACCGCTCCTCCAAGGCCGGGCGGACGTACGACCGCGCGCGCGCCAGCTGCGCGTTGTTGCACGCGACGTCGATGCCGCCCACCCACGCCACGATGTCGTTGAAGAAGTGCACGTACCGTTGGTACCCCTCGAGGATCGCCTTGAAGCAGCGCGCCATGTGCTGCTCGAGCGTGCGCTTGCCGTGCACGAACGACGCCGAGAGCGCGACGAGCTCGGGGCACGTGAACTTGCACGCCGACGACGCCCACGTGCACGTGAACGCGAGCGACTGGCCGTCGACCTGCACCGTCGGCCGCGCGGACCGGAGCGCCTCGCCCTTGGACATGGTGGTCGCGATGTGGAACGCATCGTCCTTCTCGCTGAACACGAGCTTCGATGGTTTGGCGGCGGATTCGTCGCCGTAGGCGCGCTCGAAGGCGGCGTGGATGGCCTTGATCCGCGCGTCGACGGCGCTCCACTCGCGCAGCGCCGTCGCGAAGGCCGGGTCGCCGTAGTCGGGGCGCACGTACACGAACTCGTGCTCGAGGTCGATGTCGTTGCGATAGCGCCGGATGAAGTCGTCGCACGCGGCCTCGTACTCGTCCTGCTTCGCGTGGAAGCTGAGGGCCTGCGCCCGGCACGCCTCGAACAGCCGCTTGACGCGCGTGTAGCCGTCGTGCAACGAGCGCAGCTCGAGCGGGGCGGCCTTGCCCGTCACGATGCGGCGGTGCGTCCGTTCGAGGTCGGGCATCCGCGTGAGTATCGTCTGGAGCGTCTCGAACGCGTCGGCCACGCGCTCGACCAGGTCGTACCGACGGTTGAGCTCGGAGGTGCAGCAGACCGGGTGCAGCAGCTGGTAGCGCAGCAGGCGCCGGCCCATCGGCGTGCGGCACTGGTTGACCATATCGAGCAGGCACGTGATGCGCCCCGCCGGCGGTGGCTTCGCAGCGCCGACGTTGTCGACGATGTTGAGCTGGTACATGCAGTTGTTGAACAGGCTCAGGTGCGCGTCCGACGTGAGCATCGCGGGCGGGCGCAGGAAGCTCGTCAACCGACCGTCGAACTCGAAGACGAACTGGAACAGGCCGGTCAGCGTCTGCGCCACGCCGGGGTGCGCCTCCATGTCCGCCTGGATCGCGTCGAGGACCGAGCGCTCGACGTGCGGCTCGTACAGCGCGCGCACGTACCGCAGCGCGCTCTCGCGCGTCGGCAGCGACTCGACGAGGTGGTACCGGACGCCGTACAGGTCGAGCCGCGGCTGCACGTCCTCGAGGGCGATGTGCGGGCTCATGTGCAGCATGTACTCGTTCGGGGTGTTCATGTGCACGATCTTGTACATCTCGCCGAGCAGAATCGCCAGGTCGGGGTGGGAGTGCGTGAAGACGCGCACGTCGCCCGTGTGCACGTCCATGCTCGCAAACGTGCCGCAAATCCAGCCGTCGGCTTGCACGAGCGACAGATGCGCGCAGTAGCTCGTGAGCTCGTGCGGCTCGTGCGTGTGGTTGACGCCCGGACTGACGATGTACGCAAACATGCGCTTGCGCTTGAGGTTCAGCGGGTCTTGGTCGTACACGACGACCGTGTAGTTGTTCCGGACCAAGATCGACTGGTACTTTTCGACGGCCCACGTCGGGAAGCCGCACGTCTGCACGCCGTTCTCCTTCGTCGCGATGCGGATGTTGCACACGTCGGCGATGTCCTTGATGTAGCTGTCCCGCTCGCTCTCGTGCTGGTACACCTCGTAAAACGAGCCGACTTGCATCAGGACGCACGTCCGTTGCTCGCCGTACTTGGCGCGATACCGCTGGCGGTACTCGCGGTATTCAACCTGGAGCGTGCTTGTGGCGCACATTGAAAGGGGACACGCTTGCTTTTAACCCATTTTGCACGGCGGTGGACCGGTCGGGGTTGCGACTCTTGAGAGCAAGTGGGGGCCACAGCGCGTTTGATCGGAGTGGCGTGATGGATGCGGTGTCGTTATGATGCCCAGATGAGAGCGGCGACCGATGAAGACCGTCGGTTCGAGGACGTGTGGGCCCCACTGTGGGGGCAGTGAGTGCGACTGTGAGCAACGCCGATGAGGACCCTGTCTCAGCCACTTGAAAAGTGCTTCGAAAAAGCATTCTGAAAGGTTCGGTAGGCCTTCCAAAATCTTCGTTTGGGAATTTATCCATCCCAAACGAAGATTTTGGAAGGAGTAACAAAGATGAAATCCGGATTTTCTAAGCACATTTCAAGGGCGTGAGTACTCGATTTGGGCTACTAACCATTGAAAAGTGCTTCGAAAATTCGGATTTCATCTTTTGTTCCTCCTTCCAAAATCTTCGTTTGGGGAGCATAGAATTATAGTTTCTGAGTTCGTTTTCGAAGCACTTTTCAACGTTTCGTAGGCGGAAAAAAATTAAAAAAAAAAGAATGTACTTAAAATGTGCGACAGTTTCGCCAACGAAACATTTTGCAAAAGCCAAATCGGCGCTCTGAACATGAACGCAACTGCTGCGCGTCTTGGTTATGGTACAGTGGTATACACGGCGATGTCAAACGATTTATCATGGGCAACCCCACCATCGTTCGCGTGTCATTATAAAGCAATGCATCTATCAGGAAACGGTGGTTATCATGGTATACGGGTGCAGTTCGATGCAACCCAAGGGCAGTGTAAACCGAATTTGAGAGCGTCGACTGGACTTTAGTACTAGTAGTATCATTAACGAAGAAAACGTGCTTCCTAGTACACGCAAGGAGCTTGGAAAAAAGTGCGGGCGTGCATCCGCGCCTCGCAGTCGACCTATTCGGCAGCACCGGCGGCCGGCACAGTGTGTCCGCTACCTTCCGGCACTCGTGTGCTCGTGCATCGGCTGCGGCTCGTCGCCAAGCCCGAGCACAACGGCAAGCGCGCGCGTGGCGTCTATGCATGACGCATCGTTAAGTCTTTGCCCAATCCGGCGTGGGTAAGTCTCGCAAATGTTGTTTCCCACATGGTGCACAGCACGTCAGTGCCAAAACAGTAGAACAGCGATTGCTTGCACAAGAACGACGTAATGAATCATTTCGGTTGGAACAAGAACGCGAACGACGAAATGAACATTGTGGCGAACAAAAAGTCGCACTTTCAGGCCGATGTCGACCACTTGCATGAAAACGTAGATAGGAAAACTCGATAACAACAAAAGCAAAGACTTGGGTAGGAAAACACCCGAATTGGACCAAGTCCTTGCTTTTGCTGTTATCTATTGTTCATAAATCACTGATTCTCAATTTAACCATCCCAAACGAAGATTTTGGAAGGAGGAACAAAAGATGACATCCGGATTTTCGAGGCGACTTTTCAATGGTTCGTAGCCCAAATCGAGTACTCACGCCCTTGAAAAGTATATCGAAAATCTGGATTTCAGCTTTTGTTCCTCCTTCCAAAATCTTCGTTTGGGATGGTTACAATTGCCACACGCACCCCCGCCCTACAGATGGATCACGTCGTGCGCGTAGTGGAACAGCGACCGGTCGTGCGTGATCAGGATGATGGTCTTGTGTCGGGAGACGCGCTGGAGAAGGCCCATCATCTGCATCGCGAGCGTCGCGTTCATGGCCGAGGTCGGCTCGTCGAGCAGCATGATCGGCGCCTTGCGGCATATCGCGCGGATGATTCCGATGCACTGCTTCTGCCCGCCGGACATCTCGTCGCACTTGGTGTCGACGAGCAGCGTCGACAGGAGGGTCTGGATCTCGGCGTACGCCATGATGATGTGGTTGGCGTAGTGCGCGTCGGGGTTGCCGTACAGGATGTTGTCCATCGTGCTCTCGGGGCGGATGTAGGGCGTTTGGTTCACGAAGGAGATGTGCCGGCGGAGCGACGTCGGCGAGAACTCGCGGATGTCGAGGCCGTCGATCTTCAGCGTGCCCGTGTAGTGGGGGTAGAAGCCGAGCAGCAGCCGGAAGAACGTCGACTTGCCCGCGCCGCTGTTCCCCGTCAGGAACGTCAGTTTGTGCGGCTCGATGGTCAGCTTGATGGCCATCGGCGCGGAGCGGTCGGTGTACTGGAACGACCGGACGTCGGCCTCGATCTTGCCCTTGGTGATCTCCAGGTCGCTCGACGACTTGGCGTACGCGGGGAACGACAGGATGAACTGGTTGATCACGTCCATCTCGACGTACTCCTGGTGCGACTGCAGGATGTGCCGCCCAATCATCGAGAACGACTGGGCGAAGAAGATGATCTGGAAGACCATCACCCCCGCCGACGTCGTGTCGACGTGGCCGTCCCTCACCCCCTTGTAGATGAAGTACAGCGCGCCGGCGACGAATATCAGCGAGATGACCTCGACGGTCGTCTGCAGCGTGGCGATGTTCGTCAGCCGCTTCTGCTTCAGCGTCCACTGGTCGTCCTCGAGCTCGTTCATTTTGTCGTACTCGAAGGCGGCGTTGTTCTGCGTGTAGATGTCGAACAGCCGCTGCATCATGTGGTCGATGTGCGCGTGGATGCGCTGCTGATACTCGTTCTCGTTGTACATGAACTGGGTTTCGCGCTTGGCGAACCACGACGCGAACAGAATCACGAGGACGGTCGCCACCAGCGTCCACAGCCCCAGCCCGGCGTAGTTGTAGAGCAGATGCCCGAGCGTCGCGATGTGCGTGACCGCGAGCGGCAGAATGTCCATCACGACGTGGCGGACCATCGAGTGCCCCATCCGCGGACCTTGGACGATGTGGTTGACCATGGTCGACGCGGGGATGTTCATGCAGCCCATCTCGCAGCGCTCCATGATGAAGGAGACCACCTTGTCCTTGTAGAAGCGCATGAACCGCGGCCGCATGTAGTGCCCGTACATGGCGTACATCGTCTGGACGATGAACAAGACGATGTGGATGCCCATGATGAACAGCACGAGCTGCCACGCGCCCTCGAGGTTGCGATTAGACACGTGCGTGATGAACTCGTTGTACTTTTGGAAGATGGTGGTCTTCTGGAAGACGTTGGCCAACAGCAGCAGGATGAACGACAAGAACGTCTCGATCTTGTTGGTTTTGAAGTACTCTAATGCCCATCCGATCGACTTTCGCATCTTTATTTACGTTTTCTTTGCGGGTAGCAATCTCACCGGTGAGACACCACACGACCCGGACGTCGCGACTCGCGAGGACCGACCCCCCAGGCGGTGACTTTGGAAGTGATGACCAAATGGGCTTTGACCAATCCAATCCATCGAAAGTGATTTAAAGCTCATCGGTCGGGTAGGTAAATGCTCGAGATTCTCGACTGGGAATTGGATGCAATGCAGATTGCTCGGTCCGCGTACGTCCGTCGCATGCGTGCAAAGTCCCTCCGCCTCGAGTCGTTGGGTGGTATCGAGCCACCGAGCGTCGACCGGACGCTCGAGCAGCTCATCGACGACCATTACGCTAGCCTCGACCGGCCGTTGTCGCGCATGCGCGAAAAGGCCACTCGCATCGAAAAGCTTGGTGGTTTCGAGCCGGTGAGCATCGACCGGACGCTCGAGCAGTTCATCGACGAGCACTACGCGAACATCGACCGGCATCCACGAGTCTAGTCGAGTGAGAGTTTGTCGCGCCGTTGCACGAGCAAAGGCCACATGACTCATGACATAAGGATGGATGTTTGCGCAGTCGATGTGGCGACAAAGAGTCAATACCAAACGAGCGAGCAATGGCCACATCGGAACACACAGGATTGGGTAAGGACTTTTACGAACCATGCGAGCATACACGCGCGCATGGTTCGTAAACTGGCTTACTCCGATGTAAAAAAGCACGTATAAAACCGTCGATAAGAACAAAAGAGATGATACGGGCATGTTAATACACCAAAATCGACTCATGTTTCGTTTCATTACCTGTTTAGGATACTTGCCTTTGTAGTTGTCTACGGTTCAAATCTACTTTCATTGCAACTTTTGCTCGCAACGATGCGCCTGTTTCCACACATAACATGCGATGGTTGCATCACCATTGTTGGACAAAATGACGATGCAGGCAGTGATGACTCCGACACTGATGAGAACGGTCGACCTGAACCAAAGACGGTCGACCTGAACCAAAGATGCTCGTATCATGATGTGAAGATATTACGATAGGGTGTCTGTCATTGTGGCGAACAAAAAAGTCGCACTTTCAGCCCTCGGTCGAAAGTGGTATCAAAAACATAGATAAGAACAATCGATAATAACAAAAGCAATAATTTGGGAGTTTCCATGCATCCAAATGACTATAATTGTCCGTTTCATGGCCTTTTCATGAACATTTCTACCCAAATCATTGCTTGTTGTTCTTATCGATGTTCTTATCTACGTTTTTCCTACACAGTTCGACCGAGGGCTGAAAGTGCGACTTTTTTGTTCGCCACAATGGACACTGTCTGTAGATATCATGAAGTGGTCGGTCATGTCATGATAGATAAGAAGTGTCGAAGTGTTACAGTGCGTTCAGGCCAGCCGTTTGAAAGAGTGTGCATCCAGCCACACGTCGATGTATCGGTCCAAATTCTCAATTCACATGATGATATCATGACTACGTGTCTGTAGAAATCACAAGAATGATATCATGGTGATGTGTCTGGCGAACTCGCGAGTCACAAGATGATAGCATGATGCGTCGTCGAACTCTGATGATAGAATGCCGATGAGTGATGTTGCCATTATGGGTTTCTGGAGTAGAGCCGGAGGGCCTGCAGCGTAGGCTGCGGGATGGCGTTGGCGTTCTCCTCAGAGAGGTCTAAGAGGCGCGCTGCCCATGCTCGCGTTATGGATGGTGCCGCGCGGTGCACTTCTACGTCGGGATGATCGAGGGGCCAGTACGCTGGATACTGCAGCTGCTTCTGACCCAGGGGTGGCGTTTCGTTCATCCATTCCATTAGGATCGCGCAAAGTCGTCCTTTGAGCTGCAGCAAGCTCACCGCTCTGTGCAGTAGCGGCACTGATTCGGCAGCAAATCGCCGCAAGATCATCCCCATGGTGCCCAAGTTCCAACTCTTCTTCTTCCGGATTGCGTCAAGGACAGTGCTGGCGCTGATTTGGTTGGGGTTGGATCCGCAGCCCACCAATTTCGCTACCAACGGGAGGTCCACTGTGACTGCTTTGTTAGCTGTGGCATGTGGGATGGTCCAATCCACGGGTGCTGTTTCAGTTGGACCTGACGCAGTGCGACGTCGTAGGACCATGCGAGTACTGCGATGTGTGCTGCGACTCGAACGTACTACGATGGACCTTTCCGTGCGGATGCCTCGACTATTGCTTGGAGTGCATTCCGCGCCAGTGCGATGCGTGCTCGCATGGGTCTACCGCGAGCACATGACGTGCAAATCGTTAAGTAGGGGCTAAAATCGCGCCATCGTTGGTCGCTTCGATGGTCGATGTCCAAGCGATTTCGGAGGACTGAACAACAACCGCCAGTCGGGCGTGCATGTTCTATTTGATGTGGCATGAGTACTCGATTTGGGCGACGAACCATCGCACAGTCCCCAGCAGAGACACGCCCTACCTGTGGTTCGGTCCTCCGAACCTCTCCGTTTAGAACCAGCCGTCTGCCACAATCGTCCACCTGTCTGCCACACTCGTCCACCCTTTGACAAACATGCATTTTCCGGATTTCACCGAAAGGTTGAACACAGAATGTAGGTCCCAAACGAAGAGGTTCGAAGACCGACCAAACCGTTGGGAACGTTTTCGGGCCAAGAGACACAAAGCAGATATCGCACCTCGACCGAGTCGATTCACATGCGGTATGGCGAACAAAAAATTGCGCAATTTCACACCCACTACTTAACGAAGGAAAGTTCATACGTGAGTACTCAAAATCAGGCTACTTTTCAATAGACACTGAAATTATTTAAAAGAAATGTGTCCAATTGGCCTGATTGTTGAGTACTCACGTATGAAAGTTCCTTCGTTAAGTCGTGGGTGCGAAATTGCGCAATTTTTTGTTCGCTACATGGTTCACATGTCGAGGTGCGATATCTAGATTGTTTCAACCCGTGTAGCGCCGCCGTCGGCAACTCGTCCCCTATTTTTCGACAATCTCCATTTTGAACATTTCGACAAAAGTGGTAACCACGAATCCAGGTTGACACTTTGTCGAAATGTTCAAAATGGAGATTGTCGAAAAATAGGGGACGAGTTGCCGACGGCTGGTGTAGCGAGCATAAATTGCGCGATTTCAGAGCTCCTACTTAACGATGACCGACGATCATACGTGAGTACTCCCATTTGGGCGACTTTGCAAATTCATTGAATAATTTTGCAAAGTCGCCCAAATGGGAGTACTCACGTATGATCGTCGGTCATCGTTAAGTAGGGGCTCTGAAATCGACTCATGGTACTAATTAGGAGCCCGTGTCATTGATGGAAAATGCCATTTAGAGCAGCCTAGTCTGTATTCGTGGATTTAGTGGTCCGCAACTTCCCACCCGCCCGCGTAAGAGCAGCAGACGCTGTGCGGAACTGTAAGAAGCCTTGACAGTTTCTCCTTATGTTTGAGCGCCTCCCATTCAGCTTCCGCCACGGCAATCGAACTTTTCCACTCTGCGTATGCATCCGATAGCTGTCGATTGGTCGCGATGTTGGATGGACAACGGAATAGAGGTGGTTTTCGGCTTAGCATGTTTGCGAATCTAAAAAGATTGGACGTGTATAACTCCAAAACTAGGTATAAGCCCTGTATGTAGTTACTGGAGTGTTCGAATAGGTAACGTGTCATAGTCACTGCGTCTTGGATTGTGACAGTCCAATCGTGCGATTGCATGAATTGATGCGTCATCCTCGCCGTCAACAACGGACAATGTGTGTATAGTGTTGTCGACATAATCGTCCCACTGCGATTCTGGTCGATAAGTTGCATGAAGGCGTGAATGAATTTCTCAATACCCGGGCCACTGGAAACCTTCATGAATTGATGTACGTAACAGTCGTCTGGAATCGTGATAGGTACCATCGACTGTCCGTTGGGATCGGCACTCCATGTAAGTAATGCAGTGTTGGTTTGGTAGGCGACTACCTTGCGACTTTGGCCATATATGGTCTCGTGCAGTTTCGCAATCTCATACTCGGCAAGGATCAAGTCGCGTGGTAACCGGTATTCATCAGTATGGTCGTGCAATGTAGAAATACGTTGACGTATATACTTCTGGTGGGAGTGGTCACAACGATATAACTCCTCGAGTGCCGATACATGGTCGAGCGATCCGGGTGGAACGGTAGGTTGCAGTTCAGGAACAAGATTACGTTCCAGATTCAGTTGGTATAGGTAAGGACAATGTAACTTTCTCAGCGCGGATAGGTCGAGCGATACGGGTGGAACGGTCGGTCGTGAGCCACCTACGAATCTGCGACTTGGCACTTTTACTACGTTATAATGCAGCCGTGTGTTGCGATTTGCACGTGGCGACTTTGATGGACGATTGAACATTTACATGATTTTTATTATTATTGTGGCGAACAAAAAGTCGCACTTTAGACCATCGGACGAAAAGAGTATTAAAAACGTCGATAGGTACGCGGATTGGGATAATTCGATGCACCCGGGCGTCGCCAACTCGCCCCTTCTGAAACGAATCCCATGTGGCCGTCGCCCCGTACTCTATCGGCGGCCGGGTCGTCGGCAACATTTCCGAGAAATAGCCACGCCGGATTGGTAAGGATTTTACGCACGTGTAAGCATACTCACGAGTGTGTTAGTTATGTTCTTAAACTTGCTTACTTCTCGGAAATGTTGCCGACGACCCGGCCGCCGATAAGTCGAAACCCGATTGCTGCGTACGTTCGGTCATTTTTTTTTCACACGCAACGTCTGTTCGCAGTGCGAACGGAAATTGCGTGCATAGTAGCGAGTCAAATTGTCTCTATTGGCTCGAAAATCACAACATGCATCATCGCACATCGACCACATAGATCGGGTGGGGTGTGAAAGTGCACAGTTGCTAGCGTCCCGTCGACCAAAGACTCGAATGCGCCGTCTGTCATCTCGTCTCCCGTGTTATCACATAGCTGCTCAGTTGGGTGCTGTTGTGGCGGGTCCGGAGTTCTAGGCCCCTCGTTGGTCGCGGGCGACATGGCGGCGTCACTCGCAGAGTCAGTCCCATTGGTCAGGAGCAGCGTGGTGTCGTGAGTACCAGCCCCTTCGGTCGCGAGCTGTTCGGCGTCGTTCCTCCTCGTGTTTGCACCTTTCTTCCTCCGGCTCCCTTCGCCCGTCTTCTCAGCGGTATCGCTGAGACTTCGCGGAAACCTGGATGTTTTCTGAGTGGCGCGTGGGTCGATACAACCGAGGGTTTTTGCTCTGCGTAGCCCGAGGCGTTGACTCTGCCTGGTGGCCGCTTTGTCCTCAGGTCTAGTGATCCGGTCTGGTTCCGAGACTAGTTCGAGCCTCTTCGTGGACTCTTTGAAAACTGCGCCGAAGCGGGCTGAGGGATTACCGCTGCTGGCTGCATCGTCTGCCTCGGGCGCGTCCGCGGCGGCGCCGAGGTGAGCTCTGCTGTCATCTGACGGTTCAGCAAGATGCCTTTCGTCTCCAGCCGGGCCGTGCTCCTGCTCTTATCCGCGCGCGCGCGAGCTCGCTCCCGCCATGTTTCTGTAAAAACTAGTTTTTCTCACGTGGGGCACTTATTAGCGGTATTCCCAGTTATGGATGTGACCAAGTGTTCCACAGTACCCTTTTCCGTTATGCCCCTTCTCGATGGGCGAGTTTCAAAAAGTGGTTGGGGGGTCAGACGTTGAGGCGATAGGGACAACTTGTGGCTTCAGAACTTCGGAGACAGGTGCACGTGTCTCTTCGTCCGATGTTGCGAGTGTAACTTCTCCGCAGGTCTGTGCAGCGCGCGCTGTGTCCCGTTCCTCTGGAAATCCGGCCGGTGGCGGTGTGTCGTCACAGCGGTCTCTTCTCTGGCGGTTCCGGCGGTGCAGAAAGAATCGTCTGGTGTTACGAGGCTGGTGACCAGTGATGAACGTCGCACCAATCGGTCTCCGTCGCTCTCTGCTCCGTGCACGTCTACACTGCCTCGGGATAGTTCGCGCCTTGGAGTCCCTCTGCTGTTGTTTTCTCGGCTGTGTTTGAGCTCTCGCGGTCCCTAGCAAGCGCTCGTCTGGTCAGATCTGACGCGCGCTGCTCGTATTAGCCTAGTTGCGAGCATTAAATTGCGCAATTTCAGGCCCCCACTTAAGGAACACAGTTGAGTATGGTGTGAGTACTCACACTTGGGCCAATGTCTACACGAAATCAACAAAAGTCTAGATGATATATGCGCATTCGTGAAACATTGGCCCAAATGTGAGTACTCACACCATACTCAACTTTGTTCCTTAAGTGGGGGCCTGAAATTGCGCAATTTAATGCTCGCTTCACGGCGTATTAGCTTGAACGGGCCAACTGTCGCAGTCGCGAACTTCGGACTGCTGCGCTGGCTGAGCCGCTGTGCGTGCCTGATCGAAAATCGGCAAAGTGGACATCTGCATTTTACCCCTCCCAAACGAAGATTTTGGAAGGTTGAACCAACGTTTCAGAATGCATTTTCGAAGCACTTTTCAAGGGTGTGAGTACTCGATTTGGGCTAAGAATCGTTGAAAAGTGCTTCGAAAATGCATTCTGAAAGGTTAGTTCGGCCTTCCAAAATTTTCGTTTGGGGAGCATACATTTGAAAGAAAGCTGGCAGCCCATGCAGACCAAAGGGTGCAGTGATCGGCTCAAACAGTCCATGCGGCGTTATTGCCGCCATCAGCCGAGATGCCTTACGAGTCAGCTTGAGCTGGTGGTACCCAGAACGCAAGTCCAAAGTACAGAAGTACTTGCTGCCCGCCAATCGAGCTGTCACCTCGGCCTGGTTCTTGACTGGATTTCGACAGACACATCCTCTTGATCGATCATGTTGTGTTTTCGACAGACACGCCCTGATGCTGTGACCATCATGCGCTGGCGTATCGCATGCCCAACGCCCTTTAACACGGCCTGGTACGACGCCCTTTAACACGGGCCGAAACGCATGCAACATCGTGTTGTGTTTTCGACAGACACATCATCTTGATCGATCGTGTTGTGTTTTCGAAAGACACATCATCTTGGTCGATCATGTTGTGTTTTCGACAGACACATCATCTTGACCGATCATGTTGTGTTTTCGACAGACACATCATATTGATCGATCATGTTGTGTTTTCGACAGACACGCCCTGATGCTGTGACCATCATGCGCTGGCGTATCGCATGCCCAACGCCCTTTAACACGGCCTGGTACGACGCCCTTTAACACGGGCCGAAACGCATGCAACATCGTGTTGTGTTTTCGACAGACACATCATCTTGATCGATCGTGTTGTGTTTTCGAAAGACACATCATCTTGGTCGATCATGTTGTGTTTTCGACAGACACATCATCTTGACCGATCATGTTGTGTTTTCGACAGACACATCATATTGATCGATCATGTTGTGTTTTCGACAGACACGTGTTTTCGACAGACACATCCTCTTGATCGATCATGTTGTGTTTTCGACAGACACATCCTCTTGAACGACCGTGTTGTGTTTTCGACAGACACATCATCTTGACCGATCATGTTGTGTTTTCGACAGACACATCCTCTTGAACGACCGTGTTGTGTTTTCGACAGACACATCATCTTGACCGATCATGTTGTGTTTTCGACAGACACACCCTGATGCTGTGACCATCATGCACCGGCGTATCGCATGCACAATGCCCTTTAACACGGCCTGGTACGACGCCCTTTAACACGGGACGATGCGCATGCAACATCATGTTGTGTTTAGCGATCGTGTTTTGTTTTCGACAGACACATCAATGACATCATCTCGTTCGATCATGTTGTACATCATCTCGTTCGATCATGTTGTGCATCATCTCGTTCGATCATGTTGCGTTTTCGACAGACACACCCTGATGCTGTGACCATCATGCACTGGCGTATCTCATGCCCAACGCCCGTTAACATGGCCTGGAACGACGCCTTAAACACGGCCTGGAACGATGCCCTTTAACATGGCCTGGAACGTTGTCCTTTAACACGGGCCGATGTGCATGCAACACATGCTGTGTTTTCGACAGACACATCATCTTGATCGATCGTGTTGTGAATTCGACAGACACATCATCTTGATCGCTCGTGTTGTGTTTTCGACAGACAGATCCTCATGCGCTGGCGTATCACACGCCCAACGCCCTTTAGCATGGCCTGGTACGACGCCCTTTAGCAAGGCTTGGTACGATGCCCTTTAAAACGGCTTGGCACGTTGCCCTTTAAAACGGCCTGCTACGACGCCCTTAAACACGGCCTGGTACGACGCCCTTTAACACGACTTGTCAAGATTGGTACAATGCCAGTTGCAAGCCATGCATCCGACCGATTGGATTGGGTGGATTGGGTATGCTATCTTGTTTCGTAACTGTATGCAATATTGTCACAAGAAAATCGCAAGCGATCCATCCGACCGTCGACCGATTAGCATTGATGTGTCTGTCCAACTCACACAGTGATGTTGCCATTATGGGTTTGCCGTGTTAAAGGGCGTTCATGCCAGCCGTGTTAAAGGGCGTTCATGCCAGCCGTGTTAAAGGGCGTGCGATCCAGCCGTGGCCTGATGTGAATATCGCACATCGACCAACCGAACCGAATCGGTCGAGCTCAGACCCAGAAATCCCCGATTTAAAGATGCTCACACGGGCACGAAACGCCGTTAGGATGTCAAAATGAGCAATCGGGAATCGGGGATTTCGGGGACTGGTCGAGATGTGCGATATGCATCTTGTGATTTTTATGGCCAAGAAATACAAACCCGAATATCGCACATCGACCAACCGAATCGGTCGAGATGTGCGATATGCATCTTGTGATTTTCTGGCCAAGACATACAAACCCGAATCTCGCACATCGACCAACCGAACGGAATCGGTAAGAAGTGCGATATGCATTTCTGGCCAAGAAATACAAAAACCGAATATCGCACATCGACCAACCGAACCGAATCGGTCGAGATGTGCGACATGCATCTTGATTTTCTGGCCAAGAAATACAAACCCTAATATCGCACATCAACCAACCAAACGGAAATAGTGGGTGAGAGGCCTGATACGACGCCCCTTAACACGGACTGATGTGAATATCGCACATCGACCAACCGAACCGAATCGGTCGAGATGTGCGATATGCATCTTGTGATTTTTCTGGCCAAGAAATACAAAACCGACTTGTGATTTTTATGGCCAAGAAATACAAAACCGAATCTCGCACATCGACCAACCGAACCGGTCGAGAGGTGCGATATGCATCTTGTGATTTTTCTGGCCAAGAGGTACAAAACAAAATATCGCACGTCGACCAACCGAGCGGAATCGGTCGACGTGCTGCGATACGCATCTTGTGATTTTTCTGGCCAAGAGGTACAAAACAAAATATCGCACATCGACCAACCGAGCGGAATC